GCGCATCACAGCCTGCAATTGGACGCCGAGACGGGCGTGGGGCTCAATGTTGGCCAAGGCAGCGACCCGCAGGTCATGCTGCGCTGGAGCGACGACGGCGGGCACAACTGGTCGAACGAGCACTGGCGCTCGATGGGCAAGATTGGCGAGTTCGGCTACCGCACGATCTGGCGTCGGCTTGGCATGACGCTCAAGCTGCGCGACCGCGTATACGAGGTCAGCGGCACCGATCCGGTCAAGATCGCCATTATGGGGGCCGAACTCCTGCTCAGTCCGACGGATTCGTGATGGCCGCGCCCAGCGCCAACCCGACTCCGATCACGCCGCCGCGCGTGCCGTTCTTCGATGAGCGCACGGGGCTGATCTCGCGCGAGTGGTACATGTTCTTCCTGAGCTTGTACCGCGCGGCCGAGGTGGCGCTGGACACCTCGCTCGGAGACAACAGCAACTCTCAGATCGCTTCGCTCACCGAAGCCCTTGACCAACTGCGCCAGGCCGCGCTGACGCAGCCGAGCGACGCGCCGCTGCCGCCGCAAGATCTACAGACGCTGCCTACGGTTGATCAACTGCAGCCGGCGCTGGACGCGCTGCGGCAGGAACTGTGGACGCAGCCCCGCGCCGAACTCGGCACGATGGCCGCGCTGCAGCAATCCAACGTGCCTTGGATCACGTTCGATGAGACGCCTCAGTCTGTGCCGCCCACAGTCGGCACCGTGGCGTGGGACGGCGGGACGACGCTGGGCGTGCAGGCCACAACGTCTGTGCTGATCCGCGTCGGTGAGTCGGAGTACATCTACGCCAAGGCGTCGGCGGCCATCACCAAGGGCCAGGTGTGCTACCACACGGGCGCTGTGGGATCGTCGGGCGTCATCACGGCGGCGCCGGCCCCGCTGGCGCTTGCTGACCCCAATCAGATCGTCGGCGTGGCCGCGGAAACGATTGCGCTCAACGGGTTCGGGCTGATCCAGATCAGCGGCGATCTGCGCGGGTTCAACACGACCGGCGCGTCTGTGGGCGAAGTCTGGGCCGATGGCGACGCGCTGTACTACAACCCGGCGTATGTCGGCAGTTTCACCAAAGTCAAGCCCAGCGCGCCCAATCAGAAAACCTACATGGGCGAGGTGACCAACGCCGGCAGCGGTGGGTCAGGCTCCATCCATGTCCGCATCGTGCAGGGCACGGTTCTTGGCGGCACCGACAGCAACGTGCAGATCACGGCTGTGGCCAACAAGGACATCCTGCAGTACGACAGCGCGTTGCAGTATTGGAAGAACGTCCCGGCCAGCAGCAGCAGCACGCTGCCCAGCGCCATAACTGTCACCGCGTCCCCGTTCACCTATCAAAACACTAGCGCGTATCCCGTCGATGTGATAGTTTCGGGCGGGGGCGTTTCGGCGCTGGAGTTCACACGCGACAACGCGACGTTTTACGACACGGGCAGCTATTACGGCATGTTCACCTTGTCGCCCAATGACCGTTTGCGCGTGACGTACACAGTCGCCCCAACCATGACCCTCATCCCGAGGTAACCCATGCCTTCCGCCAATCTCGCTCCCGTCCCCAAGCTCCAATTCTTCGATGCCAACGGCAACCCGTTGGTCGGGGGCAAACTGTTCAGCTACGCCGCGGGCACGACTACGCCGCTGGCGACCTACACCGACAGTTCCGGCAGCACGCCCAACGCCAACCCGGTAATTCTGGACAGCCGCGGCGAGGCGTCCGTGTGGCTGGGCTCGGCGCTCTACAAGTTCGCGCTCCAGAATGCAGCCGGCGTGCCGATCTGGACGGTGGACGACGTGGCGACGTTCGCCACGCTGGCCGACCTTGCTGCCTCGGGCGGCTCCGCGCTCGTGGGCTTCATCCAGTCCGGCACGGGCGCTGAGGCGCGCACGGTGCAGAGCAAGCTGCGCGATGTCTACTCCTTCGACGACTTCGGCGCGGATGGCAACGACTCCACGGACGACACGACCGACCTGCAGCAGGCCATCGATGCGGTGGCGGCGCTGGGCGGCGGGCGTCTCATGGGTCGCCCTGGAGCGACGTACAAGATTACCTCGGCGCTGACGCTCAAGAGCGGCGTGCAGATCGACCTGGCCGGCGCGACGATCAAGCAGTACACCAACAACACGCAGATCTTCACCGCGCCCAGCGGCACGGACATCAACGGCTGGGCGCTGACGAACGGCGTGCTTCGGTACAACACGGTGCAGGATGGCACGGCCACGATCAGCGTCACGGTGACGGGCACGCTGACCGCTGGCGACATCTTCACCGGGCTGACCAGCGGTGCTACCGGCAAGGTCGTGAGCGTGTCCAGCGGCGTGCTGACGTACTTGGCCGGCGTGGGCAGCCTAGCGAACGGCGAGTCGCTGTCGGTGAACAACCAGACGCAGGCCACGACGACCTCGACGGTCACGACCTCCAAGCTCGGCCGCGCGCTGCGCCTGGCCAACGGCGCGTTCTCGTACAACTTCCTCGTCGATCACATCACCATCCTCGACGCCTACGACGGCATCCTGTGCCCGACGAACTCGGGTTCGTTCGCCTTCGTTGGCCGGATCAGCAATTACATCGCCAGCGTCTGCCGCTGGGCCGTCAACTACGACTGCGACAGCGCGACCGGGGCCAACACCAACGTGGTGTTCGAGAACTGCTGGCACAACCACTCGATGGTGCCGCGCGCACCGTTTGCGTCGGGGTTCTTCTTCAACGCCTGCGCGATGTTCCGCTGGGACTCGGTGCTGGCCGACAAGATCGAAGGCCAGTTCCTGTTTATCCAGACCAGTTCGGGCGAAGTCGGCACGATCTCGCTTGAAGCTGCCAATCTGATCGCCACGAGCAACCTGCAAGCCTCGGCGGTGCAACTGTCCGACTCAAGCGTGAGCATCGGCACGGTCAAGTTCGTCGGCAATACGTTCAAGTCCTACAACACCATCACGGTCACGATCACCGGCACGATTGCGGCCGGCAACACCATCACGGGCGGCACCTCGGGCGCTATCGGCAAGGTGGTGAGCGTGGCCGGCAGCCGCGTCACTTTCACGCAGAACACCATCAACGCCAACTTCCAGAACGGCGAACAGGTGCGCGTGGGTGGTGTGTCGCAGGGCACCATCTCCGCGGCGGTGGCCAACAACGGCCAACTCTACCTGCTGCGCGCCACCTCGGCCACGCAGAACAACCAGTACAGCGCCATCGTGGACAACTTCGTCACGAGCGGCAACACCTACGAAGGCCAGGAAATCTACGACGTTGGCCCCACGGCTAACAGCGTGTCATCCGGGCCGTTCGAGATCTACAACACGCAGGCCACGCTCGACCGCGCGGGCGCGGGGTTCAACATCACCGGCACAATTGCCGTGGGCAACACGATCACCGGGGCGACCTCTGGCGCGTCGGGCGTGGTGACGGCGGTGGGCACGTTCCTCGTGCAGTACAAGCCGACCAACTTCATCACCTGGACGGTGGGCGAGAACGTGCAGGTCGGCGGCGTCACGCAGGCGACGGCGCTGGGCAACAACATCATCCCGGGCTATCTGGCCGACTTCGCTACGCCGCCGTCCATCAAGCTGTGGAACGGCATCAACCGAGACGCGCAGCCTGACCCGTTTTATGCCGAGTCGGCAGGCTACGTCGGCCTGCCGCAAAACGCCAAGAGCGCGGCCTATACGCTGGTTCTGAGCGACGCGGGCAAGAGCATCGTCCACCCGATCACGGACAACAACGCGCGCACGTTCACGATCCCGGCCAACAGTGCCGTCCCCTTCCCGGTTGGCACCGCGATCACGTTCGTGAACATGATCAACACGGTGACCATCGCCATCACGACGGACACGATGTACCTGGCCGGCCCCGGCACGACGGGCTCGCGCACGCTGGCGGCCTACGGTGTGGCCACAGCGGTGAAGGTCACCAGCACGAGCTGGATCATCAGCGGGAACGGCCTGTCGTGAGCGGCGCAATCCACGGCCTCATCGCCTCGGCGTCGCGGGGGTCTGTCTCCGTCGAGTACCTCGTCGTCGCTGGTGGCGGCGGCGGGACGGGCGGGGACAACTCCAGCGG